AAGTAAAGCATGGCCCTCAGGGCATCCCAAAGAAGGTGAAGCAATTAAATTGCGTGATTATCAAGTAGAGATTATTAACAATTTCTTATCCAATCCGCAAAGTATTCAAGAGGTAGCAACGGGAGCAGGTAAAACTATTACTACAGCCGCACTCAGTTATAGCGTACAAGATTATGGCCGCAGCATTGTAATTGTGCCTAATAAAAGTCTAGTAGTACAAACAGAAACTGATTACAGAAATCTAGGTTTAGATGTGGGGGTATATTTCGGCGATAGAAAAGAAATAGGTAAACAACATACTATTTGCACTTGGCAAAGCCTTAATAACATGCTTAAAGCAACTAAAGCAGGAGAAGCAGATATCACTATTAGTGAATTTATTGAGGGTGTAGTTTGTGTAATGGTTGATGAGGTCCATAGTGCTAAGGCGGATGGGCTTAAAGCATTACTAACAGGCCCGATGGCATGTATTCCAATTCGGTGGGGTCTAACTGGTACAATACCTAAAGCCAAACACGAGGCTCAGGCATTATTTGTTAGTTTAGGCAATGTCATTGGTAAATTAACAGCTAGTGAATTACAAGATAAAGGTGTACTTGCTAAATGCCATGTTAACATTGTTCAATTACAAGATGAAGTAGAGTTTTCTAATTATCAAAGTGAACTTAAACATTTACTAGAAGATAAAAACCGACTTGATACTATTGCTGAATTAATTTTAAAAGTTAAAGAAACAGGTAATACTCTAGTATTAGTAGATAGAGTAAATGCAGGAAAAGAATTAATTGATAGATTACCTAACAGTGTGTTTGTAAGCGGCGAAACCAAACTAACAGAAAGAAAGGAAGAATATGATGAAGTGGCAACTGCTACTAACAAGATCATTGTGGCGACTTACGGTGTGGCCAGTGTGGGTATTAATATTCCTCGGATTTTTAATTTGGTTCTTTTGGAACCCGGAAAAAGCTTTGTTAGAGTTATTCAATCTATTGGGCGAGGCATTAGAAAAGCAGAAGACAAGGACTTTGTCCAAATTTGGGATATAACCAGTAGTTGTAGATTTGCCAAAAAACATTTAACACAACGAAAGGTCTTTTATAAAGAGGCTGCGTATCCATTCGATATTGAAAAACTTAAGTATAGGTGATATACTATTATCATGAACATATTATTACTTGATAACATTAAATATAATTTAGAAAATTTACCTGATGAAGTAGACGATTTTAGGTTCGCTATTTTAGATAATAGTAATCCTAGCAATGTAGATTATCATTATATACCTCTTATATTTTTAGAATCTTTTAGTGCTCCTGCTTTAGTTTTACAAATTGGTGATTGTACTATTAAAATGCCAGTAGATTGGCAAATTTTAATTGGAGAAAAAGATCACGGTGATTTAGAAACTCTACCTTTAACTAGCGTTAATGATAGAGGATTTAGTGCTTTTGAATTTAATCCATTAAGTTCATTTAGACCATCATTTCAACCAATTGAAATTATAGATGTATATCATGATGTAACTTGGTATGCTCCTAGATTAAAAAACGGACAGTTTCTTTGTGTACCTATTGAAGATGGGCATAAACCCAGATGTGTTTTTTTTGTAAAAGAAGTTAGTAGAAATTGTGAAATAGTAGATTACAATCAATCATTCTAATGAAAAAATCTGTAGTTCCAATTGACGAAAAATTTGAAAACCATGACTTTGATTTGTTTAATGCTTTGGCTGCATTAGATAAAAAAGACTATGGATACTATGATAGGCTTACTCAGGAACAACAAAAGAAATTTGTTCCTTATATGTTGTTGATGTGGATGAGTGCGGTTAAGGGTAATAAAGATTTACAAAATTATTATGTTAGTAGTACTGATTACTATGCCAACAAATATATGTTTAATGAAAATGTGCAAAAACATCCCAAATTACAATGGCTAATGCTTTGTGCTGCTAGTCCGAGTCTTGGTAAACAGTTTCATCAATGGATTCCCAATATTAGTCCTAGTATTAGTAAATTAAAAATAGCGGCTAAAGTTAAAGATATTAACGACTACTATGCAAAAATATATCCTAAATTAAATAAAGACACTTTACAAGAATTAGCTACTGATTTTGTGGTCAATCAAAAAAGAAAAATATATCTTAGTCAACTATATCCTAACTATAAAATAGAAGATATAGAGGTATTAAATCAATTAATAACAGACATGGATATTGAGCAGTATGAAAAAGACAGAGGAAACGACTAAACCTAAATTTAGTTGCGAATTTTGCAAACGAGAGTTTATTCGTGAAACCACGGTATTAAAACATATATGTGAATATAAACATCGATGGTTAGAAAAAGATAAACAAAGTAATAGAATAGGTTTTCAAGCTTGGATAGAATTCTATAAGAAAAATAGTGCATCTAAAAAATATAAAACCTACGAAGAATTTATCCGTAATCCTTATTATACAGCTTTTTCAAAATTTGGTTTATATTGTACCGACATTAATGCTATCAATGTAAGTAGATACTTAGATTGGTTATTAAAAGATCAAATTAAAATTGATGAATGGTGTTCTGACGTAGTATATACCAAATTTTTAATAGAATACTTGCGTAGTGAAGATCCATTTGATGCTATTCATAGAAGTGTAGAAACTACTATGCAATTTGCCGAGATAGAAAGAATCCAACATAAAGATTATTTAAGATATGGCAATAAAAATAAAATTTGCTATGCCGTCACAAAAGGGAAAATTAGCCCATGGTTATTGTACCAAAGTGCGTCAGGTGTCCATTTTCTAGATACAATAAATCCAGACCATGTTAAACTTATCATTGATTACATAAGTCCCGAGCAGTGGACTTTAAGATTCAGGCGCGACCCAAAAGTAGTCAATGATGTTAAGGAATTACTTATTGCAATCGGATTATAAATTCAAGGTCCGCATTCCTTGGCGTAAGAATATGGAATTATCAGATTGGGATGAAGTTTGTATTTGGGCACTTGAAAATTATGGTACACCGGGATCTAAATATGTAACATCACTAACTCAAGACTATATGGATTTTTTGTTTGTTGATAGTCAAGACGCAATTTACTTTTCGCTTCGTTGGGAATAATTTTTCATTAAGGGTGTTATATGAAATTTAAAATGTTGGTTGCAAGTGTAGCACTGGCTTGTTCTAGTTTATCCTACTCCCAAACCACTACAGAATATTCTCTTAGTCGTACTTTACCTTTAATTAATGCCAGTGGAGCATATGCACGTGGATATACAGGTAAAGGTAGTGTAATTGCTATTTTAGATACCGGTATCGATACTAGTAATGATGAGTTTAAAAATAAAATCCTAGCTATTAAAGATTTTACTAATAGTAAAACTATAGTTGACCGCGTTGGTCATGGTACTCATGTTGCTGGCATTGCAGCAGCAGCAAAAAATGGTGTAGGTGTTCAAGGTGTTGCGTATGATGCTAGTTTGATTATTGGCAAAATTACTGATAATGGTGCTATGAACACATCAACAGTTCTTACTGCCGCTAATTGGGCAGCAACTTTAGGCGCTGATGTTGCTAATATGAGCGTTACATTCCCTATTAGCCGTAACACAATTACCCCTGTATTGATTGCCCCGGGTATCTATAAAACATCTTATACTAACACTGGCAAATTGCCCTATGACTTTGATGCTAAGGTATGGGCTAGTGCTACTAAAGGTGAAATGGTAATGGTTGTAGCCGCAGGTAATGAGGCTACAGCATGGTCTAATAGTATTACTCAATTGGCTACTGCTACTGACGCAAATGGTAATTTGTTGTTGGGTGGTCGAATGATTATTGCAGGCAATTGGAACAGTGTTACCAACAAAACAGTTGGGCCATCAACCAATGGCGCGGCGCATCTATGCCAAGTTATGGTGAATTCAGTTTGCCAAGATAAGTACAAGGCATATGACTTTTTTCTAATGGCTCCCGGTACTAGCATTATTAGCACTGGACTTAAGACTCCTATCAATCCAACTGGATTGGTTACAATGTCCGGTACATCTATGGCAGCACCCGCTGTTTCAGGTGGCGCCGCACTAATTCATCAGATGTGGCCACAGATGACAGGTGCTAACATTGTAAGGTTGTTGCTTGTTACTGCTAACAAGAATCTGCCTGGCTACAGTCTATACACTATGGGTCAAGGTCTAATGGATCTTGATAAAGCAACTAGCCCAGTTGGTTCAGTTGGTATTCCAACTACAGGTCGATTGGCTGGCACTACTCTTGCTAGCGCACGACCACTTGTCTATACGGCGACTGGTAGTGCTAGCACAGGTAAACTAAGTGGCATCATGGTAGTGGATAGTTTTGAGCGTGATTTCTATCTCAATGGAAAATCGTTTACCGCACACAAGAAAGACGATCCTTTCAATCCTCATCAGGCAATGATGCCCTATGAGTCACACAACCCTTATACATTGTTCAATACATACTATGACCGAACCAATGTACAAGTAGGCTCATATGAGATGAGCATTTACCGTGACACCACAAACTTTTTAGAAACATCACCTATGATGTTGGAACTGGCTTACACTAAACAATTTGGTGATACTAGTGTTAAGTTTTCAGGTGGATTCTTTAACGAAACTAACACCTGGTTGGGTAATAGTGTAGGTAGTTTTGTAGGTGATGGTAAAAACAATAACAGCACTACACAGTTTGCTGGTGTTGAGATGAACAAAGCATTTGACACTGGTACTAACCTGTATGCTAATTTTATCCATGGTATCACAAAGACCAACTCGCACAGTGAAAACATTCAGAAAATCGGAAGTGTCCTAAGTTACGCATGGACCGCAGGTCTTGAGCAAAAACTAAATATCAACAACACTGTTGGTGTTATGGTATATCAACCTGTTAGTGTCTACCGTGCTAATGCTGATTTGGTCGCCCCTGTTGGATTGGATAGTTCATTCAATATCATTCAGAATAGTAGTGTTAACCTAGCCGCAGATGTACATGAACTTAGAACAGGTGTTTATCATAAGTTTCAAAACTCTAAGGAGTTTAACACTATGGCATTTGTAGAGGCTCGGCAGAATTATCGTGGTCAACTGGGTCAAAATGACATGGCTGTAGGATTCAAACTTACAAAAACCTTTTGATTAATCTTGCACTATTATAACATTGAATCATTAAAACAATGGGAAGAATGTAAACCAGGTTGGTATGAATGTAAATTACCATTACACACCTCAGTCCCGCAAGAACTTAAATATATTGAATCAATTATAGATTGGGTTTACAATCACATTGAAAAGTGTGAAAGACATGCTAGATGGATGATAACCAATGACACATTCAATTTTAAATTTCGATATGAGCGGGACTACTTAATGTTTGTTTTGCGTTGGTCATGAACACTGTTACAGTATACAATAAAACCAGTAATGAAATTAGTTTAATACTTGGTGAATTAAAATCACATGGATTGGTTGCTAATGAGCATTATGAGTTTAGGTATTTTCACAATACTTGGGATTATATGACAGGCGAAGTTCCAAAAAAATGTGAATTTACTTTTAAAGATGCTAAACTAGCAAGTTGGTTTATATTGAGATGGGGATGAACGAATTTAATCACTTATCACCTATCATTGAATGTGTTGACATGATAGAATACAAAAATCCACGAGACCATACAGGAATTACATTTGTCGTTAAAGACAAACATAAAGAAATTATTCAATGGTGTCGTAGAAATTTTGGACAGCGTGGTGACGGCTGGGATTTTATGGCTGGAACTAAACATGTTCAAATAACTATTTGGTCTAGTAAACTTATTACAATGTACGAATTATGGATGAATTAATTAAACTTCTATGTAATTGGTTTATATTGAGATGGGGATGAAACTATTAAAAGCCAATCAAGCCGACAGCCTAGTAGTCATCATAAGAGACTATGAATTTTTTGATGGAGATACCACTGAAGATATGGATGAATGGTGTTGGCAAACATTAGGCTATCATCCTAGAGAAGGTATGGTGTTGACATTTCGTGAACCTAGCCATACTAATTGGTTTATGTTAAGATGGGGATAAAATGGAAAAACAATTAGACCGTGTAGATAATATAGGAAATGTCTTAGTAGGCATATTTCATAGACTAGCATTATTCGGTATTGGTACTGCTACTGTATGGAGCGCCGGTACTAGCTTTTTAGAGATGTTTACTCAAAATCGGGCTAATATAAATGATCTATTATTGTTGTTCATTTATTTAGAAATTGGTGCTATGGTTGGTATCTATTTTAAAACTAATCACATGCCAGTGCGTTTTCTGATATATATTGCTATTACAGCACTAACAAGACACATGGTAGATTTAATAGCCATTGGTCATGAACAAATGATGAATGTATTAATATTAGCTGGAGCTACTTTGGTACTGTCTATTAGTTTGTTTTTAATTAGATTATCGAGTAGTAAATTTTCATCATGAGAGGATCACCAACATTAGATTGGCATTTGGTTTTGACTAAAAAGGCAAATCATTGGGAAGCTACTCAATGGTGTACTGAACAATTTGGACCTAGGTGGGACGCTATTAAGAATAGAAATGGCACTTGGTGTACTTTTTGGGGAGGTCCACATCAATTTGATTCGTATACTTGGCATTTTGAAAATGAAAGTGATGTTACTTGGTTTATGTTGAAATGGAGTTAATTTTATGACAATAATTAAATCCTTTAAAGATTATGATGATGACGATCCTGAAATAGACCGTAGAAATAATCGTTGGAATTATTGGAACGCACTTAAAAAAATCAGGGCAGAATATCTTGCTGATAAAACAAATTTTGACGCATATGAATTTGAAGAATATATAACAAATGTATATGGCATTAAAATGCACCTAATGGGTGGAAAAATTACTGATGGTTACGAAGTAGTGGATGAAAAAAAATATGTCATGTTTTTATTAAAGTTTACTTAGTATGCATAATGAATTAATAGATGGTAGCGGCTATATTTTAGCTAAAAATTTTATTTCAGAAGAATTAATTGACAATGTAGTTAATAGGTTAGATGAAATTTCACCAGTTCGTGCGTCTAGTAGCACGATGCAATATGCTGAAAAAGAAGATATTAAAAACTTACCTGACATAGCGGTTTGGTGGTCACAAACTGTTATTAATTGGCCCGAAGTTTTAGAAATAGAAAAACTATTAAATCCATTAATTAAAAATTATTTACCTAATGCGGAATTTTATTCTAGCGATATTGTCGTAATTGAAAAAGAAAGTATTTGGTTAAACCCGCATATTGATACACCTCATAGATTTAAAAAATACAATTACGATAAAAGACTATTGGGAATACAATGTATTATTTCATTAACCGATATCGATAAAAATTCTGCTAGTACAGGGTTAGTCCCTCAAAGTCAATTAAAAGATTTTAATATTAATTTGTGCTACGAAGGATTATATAATGATTTTTTCTTAGAGCATAGTATACAACCTAATATGCCAAAAGGCACGGTACTATTTTATAATTGTAGAGTTTTACACAGTAGTATGCCTAATCCATTACCCAAATCAAGACCTGCTCTATTGCTTCATTATCTAGACAATGATATAATTGAGGATGTAAGAAATATTGACAATATTTGGAAAAGCAATCAATGAAAATTCAATCGGATGTTGATATTGATTTTGGGGATAGAGAAAAGATTCTCCAACATATTAAGTATATCCCCGCCGCAATGCGTAAAGTTAAACCACAGCGTAAACATGCTACAGGTATACATGTCACTCAAATTCCATATGACCCTGTTAATGATATGGCAGCTATTGACTATTCAGATGCTGAACAGCGCGGGTATTTTAAGTTAGATTTGTTGAATGTTCATGTATATAATCAAGTCAAGGATGAACTACATTTAGTTGAATTAATGCGTAATCCAAATTGGGATAACTTAAAAAATAAAGAGTTTGTGGAAAAATTGATTCATCTAGGAAATCATTATCAATCATTGCAGAAAATGCCTGAGCCTGTTAATAGTATTCCTAGACTAGCAATGTTTTTAGCATTGATTCGTCCTGCCAAAAAACATTTAATTGGTAAATTTTGGTCAGAAATAAGTAAAACAGTATGGGATAAAGCCGATGATGGATATCAGTTTAAAAAAGCACATGCAATTTCTTATGCTACTCTAGTTGGAGTTCATATGAACTTGTTAGAAGAATCAAGGCATTCTTTTGACAAGAGTGATACTTCTGCGCTTACTTCTACGCTTGTGTAATTCATTCATGCTGCATACTGGTCCGTGCAATATTATTAAACTTTTGTTAGTAAAGGTCCTCAAATAAGGTTTAAAAGGCAGCCATTCTTCTTTTAAGAATAAATTAATGGGAATCAATCTATTTGATTCCCACCACCATGTATCCCCTAATTCTAAAAATCTAGTTCTAACATTACTATCTATTATTGATCCATAATCATATATAGTAGTAATGCTATCATCTTTATTCTGAATTATTCCTACATAATCCTGATTGGCATAGGAACATACCGTTATAAACGGATGTGTTTCGCTAAGTTTTTTAAAAAATTCATTTTGAATCATTATTATTTTTACAATACATTCTATTTAATCGGGCAACCAATTATATAATAATTTAATATTTTGGGACTAAATACACAAAGGGAGCTAAATTGTGTACTCAACTGCTGTATTTCTTTATACTCAGCGTCAAATTGTTGTACTTTTAACCGGCACTTCACCGAGGAGATATATGCCTGTATATTCTAAGCCATTAACTTTAAATAAGGGAGTTGATAATCAAATACAATTTCAATTCTTAAATCAGGAGCAAAAGCCGGTAGATATTACAGGTAAAGAAATTTCCTGTAGAATTATTAATTATAATGGCACTGAAGTGTTACTTAGAAAGGCATTAACACTTCAACTACCGGCTACTGGTATTGCAGCATTAATATTAAATGCAGCAGAAGTAGAAGATATTCCTGCACAACAGGCTCACTATTCATTAGAAATACCAGTAGGTGAATTTAATTTTCCTGTGTTTGTTGATCAAAATGCAGGAGCTCGTGGTGATATGAATATCGTTAATAGCGTTTTGCCATCATTTGTACCAAGTTCAAATATTACTATTCCTACAGGACAGCCTTTTCCAAACATTGATTCTAACAATAGCATACAAAATGCATTACCAAATGCTAATACATACTATAGTAGCGTAATCAACACCGATTCTAATCCAATACTTACCATTCAGGCCCATTACTATCAATTCAATGGAGATGTTACTATAGAAGGTTCTACTATTGTAGATGCTGATTGGTACCCCATAACTACTTCAACTTATAGTAATGTATCTGATACTTTTGGTTATACCATTCGCGGATTTCATCCATATATCCGTATGCAATTTGTTAGCAATACCGGTGCAATAACTAACATATTGGCAAGGTAACCTAGTTATTGTATTTTACTGCATATTATGCTATAATCATAATATGTTTGAAATACTAACTATAGTTCCGGGTAAGAAAAAACTAACACAAAGCGGTTGGCATGGATTCAATGCTGTGTGTTGTCATCACCGTGGACA